TTTTAATACCTAGAGTTTATAGAAAATTATGGAGAGCGGAAAAAGATTTCGATATACATATGCAATTGAATGAAGAAGAAGGAAGAGATTTACCGATTCAAATATGGGCTGTTGTTGAGGGTTTAGAGGAGTGAACAACTAATGAAAGGTCAATCAGTAACTATTGAATGTAAAGATCGTGAAAATGTTGTTATTACTATTGGTATTCCAGCTTCGGTATTTTTTGTTAAAAGAGAAGGTATTGATTTTGTTTCATTATTGGAAAACATTTTAGATATAAAGGACGAAATTGAATATGGGAGTGAATAACTAATGGGTGTACAAGCAATTTATAAGGGTGAAACAAGAGGTCAGCTAAAAAATGGCATGGTATTTGAACATATAGATATTTTTTGCGACCCCCTCAATAAACCTGTAATTCCTAGAGGGATGTATGAAGTATGGTTCGAGGGTCAGGCATGGGCAGATTACAACCATTTATGGGAACTTTTAGATGAGTGGTTTATTGTTCAAGAACCTTTAGATTTTGGGGTTGGGAGTGAATAACTAATGAGCAACTATAAAACTTGTAAACAATGCAACAACAAAGCATGGAAACTAAACCTATGTTTCAAACACTATAACTACCCCACAAAACAATGCTTCTGCAATAACTGTAAAGAACAACCAGTCAAAATGAATTTGTGTGAGAAACATTTTAAACAATTAGTAGGAGCGAAATGAGCGAAAAAATTATATTGATAACAACACCACTAGGTTTTATTTGGGAATTATCAGCAGCATTTGTTGCTGACTTGAGAGCAAAACATTACGCCGATGATCCAGATAGTTCTTACCAAAAAGAATTTGACTATGCGATGAGTGAAGGCGGTGAATATGAACTTGTTGATTGGCTTGGTAACAATATGAACTGGGAAGATTTTAGTGAAGTATGTAAATTGGTGCACACACCGGATATTCAGTTTCCACATCAAGGTGGTGACTTAATAGCTATTGTGAAGAGGGACGAAAGTGAAAATTGATTATATAATAATGGCACACCATTCAAGAAGTGCATACCTAAAAGATTTACTATGGCAATTACCACAAGACAAAACAACAGCAAGTATTGATCAAGGTACTCTAGGAGTATGGGAAAATGCTAAACGCTCATGGTCTAAAGTTGATCCGAAAAGCGATTATGGCATAGTAATCCAAGATGACGCTATATTGTGCGATGGGTTCACTAAAAAAGCAGAACAATTCCTTACAGAACACGACGGACAAATCATATCTTTTTATTATGGTAACGAAACAAAATGGGTAAAACCACAATACTTCGATGCTCCACTATTTCACGCGGTCGCTCTAGCAATACCAACAAAACTAATACCCGAAATGATCACTTATTGTGATACACGCCACGAAGTATACGGAGATGACATGAAAATAAAACGATGGCTAATCTCCAAAAACCTAACATGCCGATACTCTAACCCTAGCCTGGTACAACACCGAGACATACCCTCAATAATAGATCCAGATAAACCACTAAGACAATCACCAATATACAAAGGGCAAGATGATTAAAAAACTAAAACGCAAACTGGCGATGCGCAAAGCCATAAAGTGCTTTAAGCAAGCTGACAAACGCTACACGAAAGAACAGATTGTGATGACTAGCCTTATCCCTGATTCAATATGGGAAACGTTTGAACGCGAATACATAAGAAGAAAATACGATAAATCAGAACCTGTAATAACTAGACCTCAAGCAAAATACCAACCAGAAAACAAAAGCAATGTATAGTCAACGTATGACAGAATACATCCCATCAATCATCGATCCAGATAAACCATTACGACAATCCACAATATTTAGCGACTAGAATAATATTATGGAACTACAAACAAACCCGCACAACCCAAGAACTATTAGCAAAGATGCTTACGAGAAACTAAAACGCTCAATAGAACGAAACCCAGATGGACTGACAGCAAACAAAATAGCTTATAAAGACGGCATCATCATTTCAGGAAACCAACGCTACCGGGCAATCTTAGAACTCGGACTTACAATAAAACCTGAATGGCTAAAAGATTTAAGCGGATGGACTCAAGAACAAATCGATGAATGGGTTATACAATCCAATATTAGTGCTGGAGAATGGGATTGGGATATCCTAGCGAACGAATGGGAACAAACCGACCTTGAAGAATGGGGTGTCGATACATCACAAGAATGGGATAACAAAAAAGAACTTCCTGAAGATATTGACGAGATACCTGCTGCACCTAAAACACCTAAATCAAAACTGGGCGACCTATGGCTATTAGGTAACCATCGTGTGTTGTGTGGAGACTCAACAGACCAAGCAACAGTCGAGAAACTTATGGGCGGTAAGAAAGCCGACATGGTATTCACAGACCCACCATACGGAATGAATCTAGATACCGATTTTAGTTCTATGAAAAGTGCTATGTTCAAAGGTAAGACTGGCGGAGCGTATCACGATAAAGTCATTGGGGATAATGAGGACTTCACTCCTGAGCTTATAACAACAATCTTTGATAACTTTAATTACTGTAAAGAGATCATCATTTGGGGTGCAGATTATATAGCTGAATTATTACCTGCTCGAAATGCAGGGTCATGGTTTGTATGGGATAAACGTCTTGACGATAGTGCAGATAAAATGTATGGCAGCTCATTCGAATTAGCCTGGTCAAAGACCCGACACAAAAGAGACGTGATTAGGCATAAATGGGCTGGGATATTCGGGATGGAACATGAGGACACCAAAACTCGTCAGCATCCAACCCAGAAGCCTATTGGTTTATGTGACCATTTTATAAATAGCTTTTCTAAAGCAGGTCATATAATTGCTGACCTTTACCTCGGTTCTGGTGCTACTCTTATAGCGTGTGAACAAACAGACCGCACATGTTACGGACTAGAACTAGACCCACATTATGTAGACGTTATATGTAAACGATGGCAAACACTCACAGGACAAATGCCTATCCTAGAATCTAGCGGTGAAGCACACGACTTCATGGTACAATAAAAATATGTCAACTACAGACCAAGTTCCTAATCCTACAGGCAAAGGTGGTTTTGGTGATAACCCACAGAATAGAAATCCTGGTGGATGGGTTAAGACCGATACGCCCCGTTTTAAATTGGAACGGATGATGAAGCTATCTGAGCCTGAACTAAAAGCTATTGCTGATGATATTGATGCACCATATTTTGAACGCAAACTAGCTACAGCTATTAAGAAAGCTGATTGGAAAGTAATCCGTGAGATGACAGATCAAGTTTATGGACAGCCGAAACAAACTATTGATACTACTATTGCGATCCCACAACCTCTAGCACCTGTACGAGATTCTGATCTTGAGACTGACTAGCGCATATCATAAGATTCTAGAACTATCAGGAAGATATAGGGTAGTACAGGGCGGTATGCGAGCCGGTAAAACTTTCGCTATCTTACAATATCTAATTTCTTTAGTGGAGCAACGTGCTGATCTTACGGTAACAGTATGTTCTAATACTTTACCTGCTTTGCGTATTGGAGCGATGCGTGACTTCCAACAGATACTTAAAGCTACAGATCATTGGGTATATTTCGACGAGAACAAAACAACTCACACTTTCACTTGTAAAGCAACAGGTTCAAAAATCGAGTTTCTAGGATTAGATGAAGATTTAAAAGCTCGTGGTGCAGCAAGAGATATATTGTTTATCAATGAAGCTAATAGGATTAAATGGGATGTATTCGAACAACTCGCAATGAGAACATCAGAGTTTATTTTTTTGGATTATAACCCATCATCAAAATACTGGGTTCACGATAAGATCATACCTAGAGAAGATAGCTCATTCGAAATACTTACATATCTAGATAATGAAGAGATACCACTACAAATCAAAGCAGATATAGAATCACACGATAGGGAATCAAACTGGTGGAAAGTCTATGGGCTCGGACAGATAGGTGAACTAGAAGGCAACATTTTTACCGGCTGGGAATTTATAGATAAGATACCTGAAGAAAAAGAACTATTAGGTTATGGTCTAGATTTCGGTTTCGCTCCTGATCCATGTGCTCTCGTATCGTTATGGAAAGTAGATGGCAAACTTCTCGCTATAGAAGAATGGATGGAAACAAAACTCACACCAGAACAAATAGTAGCTAAAGTCATTATGACCACACCGCCTAACAGCCTGATTATTGCGGATAATGCTAGACCAGAAATAATATCTCAAATGCAACAATCCGGTATTCAAGTGTTGCCTTGTGTGAAACAAGAAAATATTGCAGGTCAACTTGTAGGTGTAAACGGTCAGCTCGAAAAGATGAACGAGTTTAAGTTCTTGGCGTATGGTAAAAACCTTGAAGAAGAATATTTAGATTATCGTTATAATGAATCACGCGATGGTACTTTTACGAGTAAGATACCTAAAGGCAAAGATCATTTGCTGGATGCTTTAAGGTATGTGTGGTACTGGACTCATAGACGTGATATATTAGAATCAGCAATGGCACGAATTTTGAGAGAGTATAAATGAGACTTAACCCTTGGAGTAAATCTAGAACTATAGTTGCTAATGCAAAAGATGCTTCTAGTTCTGTCCCTTCTACTCGTCTAGATCAACAATATACTTTACCTGGTTTACTTTCTCGTTCAGCTTACGATAATGGGTTCGCTCCTATCTCTGCTATTAGTGATGAGATATTGAAACGTAATTTGCATCTTGGCGATGTTAACAATCCGGAAACAGATATTACTAAACAGTTCATGTTTTGGAACACTTTCATTAAACCTAATGATCGTATGGGTTTTATGCAATTTTTAGATTTACTTGTTGCTGGTTTTTTGTCTTTATCGGAACTTTCTTTTCTTGTTTGGCATAGTAATGGTGGTGAACCTATACCTGGAGCACCTGAAGGCGGTTTTACTCTCGATAGTATTTGTGGTTTTACTGTAATCTCGGAAGCGTGTAAAGGTTATGATAGTTATGGTTATGAACAATGGAACATAAATTTAGGTGTAGGTAATGGTACTAAAAAATTCTCGCGTGAAGATGTATTGACTTTAAAATATAGTTTACTTCCCGATGATGGTGTTAGTGGTGTCAGTCCTGGTTCAGCTTCAGGTCAAGAAGCAGCTATACGAGACAGGCTTAATCAACAACAACGTGCCCTGTTTGATAATGGTGCAACACCATCAATCATAGTCACTATCCATGCTAGAAGCCATGACGAGTTCACTACGATACAACAAGCTTACGAAAAAAATAATCGTGGTGCTGCAAAAGCTGGCGGTGTAGTCTACCAATCTGTTATTGATAATGGAATGTTGGCTGGGATGGGTGAACCTAAAATTGTGATTACACCTGTTGGTACAGCTAACAATCAGTTGGCTATTAAAGAAATTATTGAGTTCACGGAATCAACTATTACTTCTAATTATGGTGTTAGCCCGATTATTTATGGTGATGCTACTACTACTACTTTTCAGAATCAGGAACTTGCAGATCGTAAATTCATGGACAGAGTACAAGCTATCCTGGTTAGACTGTTTGCTTCGTTTGAGAATGAATTATCACGACTAATCAATATGCCTTTACCTTTTACTTTTGTGTGGGATGATGTCGAATTTGATCTTACTCAAGAACAAGAAATTAAAGCTCGTACTAAAACAGAAAATGTTCGTGCGTTTGTTGGCCTTGTACAGTCGGGTGCTACACCTGAACAAGCAGCAACAGTTCTAGAACTTGGTGATGATTGGAAGAAGATAGCGATAGTCGAACCTGTAACAACACCAGATATTGCACCGGCTGCACCTACGTTAAATATGTTTAAACCTATCGAGCCTTTAATGTTAGAAGGTTGTTCTTGTGAAGCACATAACGCTTTACCTAAGAAAGTATCAGAGCAGGAACAATCGGCTCAAAAAAAAATTCTAAATATACTTAAAAAACTTGCTAAAGAACTTTTTGATAAGAAAGCTACTAACGCGGTTAGTGTGTATGATCAACAAATTATTGATGAGCTAACTTCGGTGATGGCTCAAGGTTCTACTGTTGCTGGTACACAATTACTTAATGATGTTGGCGATGATCTTGTCCTTGCTGATTTCACTTCGCTATCTAAGAGTTCTATCTCTAAGCTAGAGAAACGAGCAACAAAAGTTGTAACTAACTATAAAGATTTCGTTACAGAAAAATTAAATAGTCTTGCTGATGATGACCCTGCTAAAAAAGTATTCACCGAATTTTATAATAAAGCAGGTGGAGGTAGTGGAGATAGTGTTCAGTCTCGAGCTAACCTGATATCTCAACAAGAAACTAAGAACGCTTATCAGAATGGTGAACTAGATGTAGGCGAGAATATAGATAAATGGTTAACAAAAAATAAGCCACAATCTTATATAGTAAAAACTTGGCGTACAACATCAGATAAGCCATGTCCGTTCTGTCAGAAGATGGATGGTACAGAAGCTGGTATTAAAGATAGTTTTGTTCCTGGTGGTCTTATAGATGATGGTGATACGACATTGGTTTTGGATTCTGCTTATAGTGATGGGTCTATTCCTGATGCTCACGCGAATTGTCAATGTGTATTCAAATTTAGTTTGAAAAGTAAATAGGAGAAATTATGGTTAATACTTATATTAGAGCAAGGTCACCTAAAGGTAATGTGGGTGTTACTGATGTGGTGGATGCTGGAGAGTTATCGGCTTATAGTGCTGGTGTGCTTTCTGGGTTTAATGCTGCAAGTGCTGCATCGTGGACTTTACAGATCGGTGGTGTATCAGGTACGCAAGATGTTGCTATAGCTAAAAATCCTGGTGGAGAATCAGAACTTTTTTCTGGTACAGCTGGTCAGTCTATAGCGTTTGTTATTGGTGGTGCGCCTGGGACACCTGGACAGTCTCGTACTGATGCTTTAGTTATTTATAAAGATCCGTTTACTACTTCTGTTGTGAATAATGGTGTTGATGTTGTTGATTATCAGGTGGTTGCTGGTACTGCTGCTACGACTGGTACTCAAGTTCCACCTAATGATGCTGCTATACGTGCAGCCATTAGTGGTAGTTTATATTTTGTTACTGTTATAGGTTACGTCACTATTGCTTATGGTGCTGGTTCTGTTACCACTGCGAATTATGAACGCAACTATTCTTTTCCAACTGCTGCTCTTGCTGGTACGCAAAGATATTTAGGATTTAATCTTGGTACTGATACTGCTGCTGGTGGTTTAACTACATCTTATGTTACTTATGCAACATTGACTGCTGTATCTAGAGGTGGTTTAGTTGTTGTTGATTGTTCGGGAATGGCTATAAATGCTAACTCAGGTGCTACCAAGTCAATAAGTTATCGTGTTCAATGCGACGGAGTAACTGTGGGAACTGCTGTAACAGCTATAGATGTTCCATATGTTTCAGGGCAAAATCCTTTTACTACTTTTGTTGAAACTTTTTCGTCAACACCTTTGTTTGGTTCTCATATTTGGACATTACAAGTCTTAGCTTCTGCTAACACTTCTGTTACTTTGCGTAGACCGAAATTAAAAGTGACCGAGATTAGTGCTTAGGGTTATTGATGAGACTTGTTTTTATTCGTGAATCAGATGCAGAAACTTTCGAGATGTCCGCTTATGCTAGTGGTGCTTTTGTTTTAGATTCTGGTGCGCAAATACCTGGTGGTACTTCGCTTGATGTTACTGGTTACGAATATTCAGGTCGTGATGGTGGCTATCAGACATCATCAAGGAAACAAAGACGTGCTTTTACTGTACCGTTTATGATAAGGGAAGATCACACTACAACATCAGGACTATTCGAACTAATAAGACAAGCACAAGGATTTTTTGATGAGCATAACGATGATCTGATCTCTAACTTGTTTACGATTGAAGTATATACAGGCGACCGTACAGATAGTTCGTATATGATGCGTTATGGAACTATATCTGTTCCTTTTAAAGCTAAAGCGGAAGTTGGTATGACCCGTGCGCAAGCAGAAATATCTTTTATTTTTGGTGATCCTTATCTTTATCCGATTGGTGATAGTGGTCTTACTGTTCAACTGTTTGCTGGAGGGCAAGCTCAAACATTAAACGGTCGTCAATGGGACGATACCGACTATGCGATGTGGGATGATACGGACGGTAAATTGTGGACTACAGCTGGTGGTAGTGGTGATCCTGTCGCTGTTGATGTCATATCTATCACTACTGTTCCTGTATCGATAGAATCTAACGGCATTCTAGTATCGCCACAAATAGTGAACCTTACTAACTCGAGTAGCTTTACATATAATGGAACATTGGGAGCGTTAGATGTTCTAACAGTTGACACTCTAGGAAATGTTCTAGTTAATGGTGTAGCACCACCGTTCACTTATAGTGGTACTTTGACAGCGACTAATGGTACTAATACTTTCGCGATGATAGCAGCAGGTGGAAGTCCTGGATATGTTGAACTTACTATTCTTGGAGCGTTCTAGTGTGGCAAATAAACTACTCGTATGATGGTGTCGAGCTTGGCGATCTGTTCTCTATTAGCTCAGGGTTAGCTTGGGGTAAAGAACGCAATAGTGTAAGATCGATTTCTTTTAGCGTATCTTTACGGAAACTTTACGAGTGGTGTCAAACACAAGATTTTGATATAACCAGGATGTTCACGCCTATAAAATCTACAGTAAAAATAGTACAACAAACTTCACCTACAGTATCAGGTACAGTTGTTGGAGGTTGGCTTTCTCAAACACCAGCTTTCAGTTTCGGCAATAGTGCAGACGCTACAATACAATTCACTTTCACTACATGGTTAGGATTGACAGCTGGAGCGTATATTAAACCGCCTTATAGTTATAACGATAATTTTAACGATGTTGCCCAATACCAGATTGAACGTATAGTTGAACGAACTATTATTGCTGGTGCGCCTTGGCCTATCTCTCCTGGAACTTCCGATGTGCTTGCTGTAGTTAGCGACGTGTTGGAAGCACCTAAATCGTTAAAAGATTTCTTGCTAGAACGAGCCGACAATACTACAGGTACAGGAAGCTTCGACGTGTATGATGATCCAGATGGAGTAATTACTTTATACGAGAAATATGGTGTGGATATTTCTAGCGAAGTAACTTTTTCTTACCCTGATATGGGCGGAAAATATGATGTTAAAACAATTAGCTTTCCTGAATGGTCAAACTTTGTATCAGACGTATTTTTGACTGGTGCAGGTAATGGTTATGCTACAACTTCAGGTGCGGAAGGTGCAGCAATATTCTCTACAGCTACTAATGATGATACTATTGCGAATACTGGATATTGGGAAATAGCTACTAGCGAATCAGATATTAGTGTACAAGCTGTTTTGGATGATAAAGCTACTTCTTACGTTAAGAATACCGATATGGCTTTTGTTACACCTACTATAACTTTAGATGGAGATAGGTTTCTGCTTTATGATCACGATCAGGGTGGTGATTTGTGGCTTGGCGATAGTGTTTTTGTTGATGCTACAGGTTGGACAGATCCCCTATTGCCTTTGGTGACACCTATAAAATTAAGGATTAACTCTATCGATGCCACTATAAACCAGCAAGGCCATTGTGATCTATCTCTTGGGATGGTAATAGATGACTGATCTAGCAAAACAGGTAGCTGATATAGAACGCGAACTATTAGCACTAACAGGAAATCAACCACCTAACCCGAATCAGATGCCGACATATACACAAGTAGGAATCACATCGATTGACCCGCAAGTGTTCAATATAGTTTTTGATGACGGTATTATAAGGCTGACAAAATCATTTACATCGCCAGGAAATTATGCGATGATCTCTTATTATCTAGGAAATTTACAAGTTTATGTTCAAGGAACTCCACCTGTTACTTTTACTGTAGTCAGTTTAGGGAAATTTTCCATTGTCTGATCTTATTACCGATATTGCCGATGCGCGACGCGAGTTGAATGCTATTAAAACAGGATTCAGTGGTACGTCAGCGATGTTCACCGGTGCTACTGTCACGTTGCAATCTTTTAATACTGTGCCGACGACTGGCATGCTTATCACGGTTGATTTTGAATATACTGATTTTCCTGATATGAATATTACCGGAATCAGAAGTTTACCTTCACCTGCGGTTGTTATCGGTCGTGGAATACGCCGGTCACTTTACGAATGGTATATAGAATACGAAGCATTATTCGGTACAATAAGGTGGGATTGCATATTGACTTCCGAAAATCCACCCACATTATTCACGTTAGTAGAAGTCTCATGATTGACCTTATCGATCGTGTGGCAGATATTCAAAGGCGATTGCGCGGGCTTAAATCGGTACGTCCTTCTAACCTTTCACAAGTAAGAGTATTCGAAGTGGCACAATCTTTTAATATTACTTTGCAGGCAGCGGGTTCACCTGGTGATCATGCAGTATTTTTGGTGACAATTAATTGTTCAGGTACACCGTTTTATTCGGTTGCATTGGATGATTTTATTTTGTCACCGGTCAAAATTGTTCCACGAAATTCAACAGAAACAGTTGTTGGCAATACTGTCACACGATTTATTCGGGCAACAAATGTTAGTGCTGGTGTTGTCAATGAAACTGTGACAGTGCGTGGTTTCGCATTGAATGGGTTATCTGGTTCTATCGAAAGGACATTCTGATGAAAGCTAGAATACGAGTTAAAGAAAACAGGTTAAGAGCAGAATGTGGAAATAAAAACTGTGGCCGTTTCCTATCCGAAATACACGGCTCAACAAATATTATTGTTAGATGTTCTAGTTGTAAGCGTGACAATAGTATAAAAATATTGTATAGTAATAGTTAGATGACAGGTGTGAACCAACTGGGTTAACTGTCACAAGCCAGAAACGATAAATTGTTATGGTTAAAATATTAAATAAGATTCAAAAGCTGACACCAGAACAACAGCAAAGATCAAACATTGTAGATGCAGCTTCAGGTCGTGTTATGGCCGATGGTTTATCTCAAGATCCGATGCTTGTCCAAGTACGTTTGCGTAATGGTGAGATGGTTTATGCTAAAGACTTACCTAAGATTTCTAACGAAAAAAGTGAGAGACAACCTAATGGTGACTATCAAGTTGCTTTAGTGTTAGATCATACTGGGAAAGCTGAAGATCAGGTTGGTGCTGCATGGCTGTTTGTTGATAATGGGATTCTTAAAGCACTTGTTGTTTGGACTACAAACGAGAAAGCTTTAAATCTTAAACCTGTTGCTGATGATGGCTTTCTACAATTCTCTACTGAGGGTTGGGTTAGCGAAATTGATGACAATGGTAAGTACGGGAATTTCTGGATAGATACTTTATCGCCAGTTACTTCTGGTAATGATCCTGGTACTCAAGTTTTGAATCAACAAGATGGAAGAATCCTAATAAAAAATTCTATTAGGTTCACTAATGAAAGGGAAACCGAAATGGTTAAAAAAGAAAATGAGATTACGCCTGAAGAACGTCAATCTATTATCGATGAAGTTGTTGCTACTGTTGAAGCTGATATGGCTAATACTACTGTAGAAAACGATGTTGAAGAAACACAAGAAGAAGCTCCAACACTTGTTGTTGAAGATAAGAAAGAGGAAGAAGTGGCTAACAAAATTAGTACTACACCTAAAGCACCTGTTGCTAATCAAACACCTAGACAAAATCTAGTAGTTGTAAAGAACGACATGTCTGGCGATAAAGCTATGGATGCTTTCGTTATGGCTATGCGTAATGCTGCTAAAGATCGTACAGATAAAGCTGGTGTTGTTCGAGCTATGAACGAATATAAAGCTGCTAATGCTATTACAGGTGCAGCTATCCTGCCTGATCAAATATCTTCTACTTTCTTTAAGGGATGGTTAGATAACGAGAATAATAACTGGGCTAGATTTATGAACTCTCGCGCAGGTTCTGTATATGCAGCAACAACTAGCGATACTGCTCTTGGTCACTTAAAAGGTGAAGACAAAGACGAACAAACTGTTGCTATTACACGTCGTGATCTTAAAGCTGTAGCGTTATATAAGAAACTAGTGATTGATCGTCAAGATCTTTTTGATGATGAATCAGGAAACCTAGTGAAATTTCGTGCTGAAGAACTTGCTTCTCGTATCGCTAACCAACTTCTTGTTGCTGCTCTTATCGGTGGTACAGAAGAAGGTTCTGTTGGTGGTACTGGTGGCGGTGGAACTCGCGGTCTATTCGGTATTATTCCTGATGCTGCTGCTGGTTCTGGTTATGGTTCTATTGTAGCTTCAGAAGTTGCTGGTACTGATGGCGAATCTGCTTATGCTGGTGCGGTTCGTACTATTGGTGCGGTTGCTCGTACAGCTAGTGGTAATGTAACATCAAGCGGTCGTATCTCAAGTGGTATTACTTTGTTTGTTCCTTACTCAAGCGATGGTAACTCATGGGTTACTAACTTCTTGCTTACAACTAATGAGAATGGTGGATATTTGTTCCCTAGTGGTACAGACCTTGAAGCTATCTTACGTGTTGATAACATTATTGAAGTTCCTGAACTTGAAACTTCAGGTTCAATCATTGCTGTTGCTGATGGTGCTTACCAACTATACGGTGAAAACTCACCTGAAATGTACCCGTTCTTTGATACTACAGACAATACTGACAAGCTTCTTGCTGAACAATTTGTTGCTGGTTCACTTGCTGGTTACAAACAAGCTGCTGTTTACGTACCTTACTCAGCTTCATAGGTTGAATGATGTTAGATCAAGCGCAATATAAACTTTTTACAGGTGACAGTTCTTTGGATTGTTTATCTGTTGGTGATTTTGCGCTTGAACTTGACGTTATGCAAGAGCGTTTGTTCTTGGCGTTGTGTTTGACAGAAGCACCAGATAGCGTATTGTGGGATAAGCTTCTAGCTGATGCTCTCAATGTTTCTTTGAAAGTTAAAACCAATGATGGGGTCAAGTCAGAAAATATGAGAAATTATTCTTATACTCTTGATGATTGGGCTAACACTTGGAAGATGCTTTCAATAAAATCTGGTGATCTGTTAAATAATTTTAACGCTTGTCCTAGTGGTGTTATTTTTCAAACTAATATTGCTAGACGTATTTATGGTGATGACTATTACTATTATTGTGATGAGGAAATCTCGTGAATGTGTTTAGCGGTAACATGTCAGCGAAAGTTAACGCTACTTATGTTCAAAAGAATCGCAAATCACCTTTAGGTACAGTCGCTGGTACTGAACATGCTGTTACGATATTTATTGATGAAGGTTATAGAAATAACTGGCAGTCAGAAATGGTATCGCAAACATCAGATGTTCTTATCTATGCTATGCCTACTAGCGTGTTGAGTAATAAAACTTGTGTTGGTGGTCTCATAAAAACGCCTTTACGAAATTTTCGTATCGAATCTTTTTATGTTGCTATGAACCAGCGTACAGGTGAGGTTGCTCATATCGAGTTGGGTTGTGGTGAAATATGATCGGGCTTGCTGTTCTAGAATATGTCGCTTCTAAAATCACTGGGTTGACTGTAGGAACTAATTGTTTTTATGAAGATTTACCTATTGATTATGAGACTGGACAGATGACACGTTACGGCGTTTTTGTTACGACTGAACCAGCACCAATGAAACGCGTTAGTGATCGTCAACAATTTTTGACTTTCTATGTAGCTATTGGTGAAGGTGCTACAGATGAAGATGGTAATGCTATCGCAGAGAAATACGAAACAGATCGTATCTTGGACGCGATAACTACTGTCATTATTGATTCGTTAGAAGATGCTCAAGAACTATGTGAACTTAGCGTTACAGGTATTACAGAAAAATATTATGATGTGCGTTTAGAGTTATCTACTTCAAAAGAACGTGGTGTTACTCTAACGAACGGGGCTATAGTCAAATCGATTGTAGCTAAAGTTATTTACAAATAAGAAAGGCAGGTACTCTAATGAGTGCGAGCGAATTTACAGGAATGAGAAAAGTTACCATTAGAGATACTTCGACTGGTAACACAGGAACTTTCACAGTACAAGGTGCTGATAAGATCGGCTCTGATGGTTTTATGATTGCGTTAGAATCTAACGAAGTAACAACATCATCTTTTGCTGGTGATACAGTTTCACCTAATGGTACTAATCTTAGTGCTGCGACTTTACCTTTGATACCTTTAAGTATTGATGATATTGCTGCAATATTTCCAGAGGGTTACGATTCAACTACAGGGTCATGGCAACCAATCATAGGTGGATGTACATTGAACGATGTTACGTTTGTTTTTGAAAAGGTATGTGATACTAAAGGCAATATCATTTTGAGACACGCGACAGTAGCTTTAGCTTTCGAGCTTGCTATTTCTCGTGACGATACAACAATAATCGAGCTAAGCATCTACCCATCTTTAAGTTTAGGTTCAGAATATGGTCTTGCTGGTGATCTTGCTACAGAAATGATTCCTTATCAAATCTTTGATGGGGTTTATGATCCAACTACAGACGAAGTCGATTTTGATGTAGTACCAAGCTAGAAACAATTTAGGCTGGTTCTGGTCGGCCAGCCTATTTAGAAATGGGGTTTCTGATGCAACATGATCTTATTGATGATGAAGTACGAAGGTCGTTTCCTGGTTATAGTGACGAAAAAATATATGAGTTTTATCTTGTAGCTAAAAATGCTGAACAACTTGTTGATACTGTACAAATTTTTGAATCTGATCTATCGCATGCGCGTATTATTCGTGAGCTTGGCTGGGAAGCTTTTAAAGAATATTTACGTATAACAACTGGTACTGATGAGCTTGATGATGTTGATATTGTTGCGCTTACGCAAGCTGTAGCATATGTGCGTGAGTTAGAAAATGTTACTTTGTATGCTGCTATTTATGGTGCAGCTGGTGAAGCTAGTAGCAAAAAGACGGTTACTTCTCGTAAAGATAATATGAAAAAGCTAACTAAGAACCATAATAGTATTGAGATTGTTAGAGGTATTTAGATGGCTGAAGAAGTATTAGTAAAGTTTAAAGGCGATAATTCCGATCTTAATAAGAAAGCTAAAGAATCTGTTGATGATATTGACAAGGTTAAAAAGTCGTCTGATGCTACTGATGAGTCGTTAAAAAAGACTGGTGATTCTGGTAGTGATGCTGGGCATAGAATTTCTTCTGGTTTTAAAGTTGGTGCTGCTGCGATTGGTGCTGCTGCTGTAGCTGCTACAGCGATGATTGGTAAACTTGCTAAGGATTCTATTCAAGCTTATGCGGATTTTGAACAGCTTAGCGGTGGTGTAGATAAACTTTTTGGTGGTGCTGCTGATGCTGTGATGGCTGCTGCTGGTGATGCTTATAAAACTGCTGGGCTTTCTGCTAATGATTATATGGAATCTGTCACAGGTTTCTCTGCTTCTCTTATTTCTGGGCTTGGTGGAGATACTGAACAGGCTGCTGCGCTTGCTGATAAAGCGATTCGTGACATGTCTGATAATGCTAATACTTATGGTACGGATATGGAATCTATCCAGAAAACGTATCAGGGTTTTGCTAAAGGCCAGTTCGCTATGCTTGATAATCTTAAGCTTGGTTATGGTGGTTCAGCTTCTGAGATGGCTAGGCTCATTAACGATAGTGGTGTTCTTGGCGATACGATGGTTGATGCTGCGAGCGTTTCTGAAGTTTCGATGGATAAAATTATTGAGGCTATTCATCAGACTCAAACAACTATGGGTATTGCTGGTACTACTGCTAAAGAAGCAGCTAGTACTATTTCTGGTTCTTTGGCTTCTACTAAGGCAGCTTGGACTAATACTCTTGCGATGCTCGCTACAGGAGATAATGCTTCTATTGAAAAAGCTTTGAATGGGTTGCTTGAATCTGCTGGTAATTTTGTTGCGAATATTTCTAAAATTCTACCTGCTGTACTATCTGGAGTTACTGGACTTATTACGGGTCTGATCAAAGAGATACCTGGCATTATGGAGTTGATACTTCCAGCTTTGATTACTGGTGTTGTTGATGTTATTGATGGTCTAGTTGATGCCATACCAGATATTCTAAAAGTTTTAACTAAAATAATTCCTGATCTTGTAGATGCTTTAGTGAAAGTATTTCTTTCTCTTGTTGATGCTTTACCAGAAATAATTGATGGTTTTATACAACTGTTTAATGCGCTTGCGGTTGCTTTGCTTGATCCTAAAGTTATAACTCAAGTAGTACAAGCGTTACTAAAAGCTGCTTTGAGTCTTATAGATATATTTGTTAAAGCGATAAAAGACCCTGTACAACTTAACGCTATTTTACAAGGTGCGATTACTTTGTTTATGGAAATAGTGAAAGCGTTACCAGATATTATTATTGCGTTAGTTAAAGCTATTCCTGAGATCATTAAAAGCCTTGTAGCATTCCTAACTGATCCTGCAAATATGGCGATGATCATGCAAGCAATGCTCACGTTAGGGTGGGAGCTGGTTAAAGCTATCCCTATCATTATTGTCGAAATGGTTAAGGCTTTTGGTGCAATTATTGGGGGTATTGGTGAAGTGTTCGGTAAGATCCCAGATAAAATAAAGAAAATCTGGGATGATATTGTTGCTTGGGCTAAAACTATTCCAGATAAAATTGTTGATGCGTTATCTGGTGTTGGAGATAAAATCTCTAACGTATTTTCTGGGGCTTGGGATGGACTAAAAAAGGGTTTCAAAACTGTTATCAACTGGATTATTTCGGGTATTAACACGATTATTGATGGTGCTAATGCTGCTATTGACTATATACCGGGTGTGGATTATATAGATAAGATCGGTAAGCTCGCAAGGGGTGGTATGGTTCACGCTGCTAGTGGTGGTCATGTTACTGGTGCTGGTACTTCGATGTCCGATTCTATACCAGCGATGCTTTCAGATGGAGAGTTTGTACTTAGAGCGCAAGCTGTAAAAAATATTGGTGTGGATAATGTCCAAGCGATGAATGATGGTAAAACCCCTAGGGGTGATGCCCCTATTGTTGGTGTGATGAATGTTGCTAAAGATGCTGACCATCTCGCAATCGCACAAAGTATTGGTGCAATGGTTCGTTTTGCGTGATACACTATATTTAAAATCCACGAAAGGGAACTATGACAACAGCTAAAAATATTAAATCAGGTAGAAAAAAATTTCAAGTAATGAGAATCAAAACTAATTTGATGTCATCGATGGGTTTATCTGATGATGAAGCTAATGCTAGATATGATGAGATAGAAAAATCATTATTAAAAACTTTTACTCAAAGTCAAACTGATGAAATATTACTTGAAGCTGTTGAAGCAGCAGACATAGCTTTTTCTGATCGTATGTCTGATTTAGCAAAAGCTAAAGCTTCAAGTGTTGAAATGAAAGATAAAGAAGAATAGTCATGAAAGTTACTTTGCTTGCTACTTGTATTAAATGCCCTGGAGCGTTAGCTTTAAAAGATGCTGCGCTTAAAGAAGGTTACGAGTTGCAAGTAGAGTCTGTTGTTAAATCTGATGAGCGTACAGTTCGATCGGCTGAGCTTGGTATTGGTTTACCTGTATTGGTTCGTGAAGATGGTACTATGTCTGATGACGCTAAAATGTGGCTTGGTGGAGAAACTAGGAAACGGATTCATGTTACACATCCTGTAATAGAGGTGATTGAAAATGCCGACAACGATAACGCTTAGCCAAGCTTTTCTTGATGGTTACGAACAATCTACCGATACAGCGATAATGAATCTTACTGATATGGGAGTCATTGAGATGCGTAAACTAGCACCTTATGCTCGGCCATCTCAATATAAATATGGCTATAGGGGTTCGCCTGGTACGTTAGTTAAATCTATATCACGTAAAGGACAAGGGAAAAATACTCAAATTGTTTCTAGTGTTCCTTATGCGAGGGTTCGTAATGTTATCAATAAATTGAATCCGCAAACTTTACAATATGTGCAAAGGTCTATAGCGAATATTTTACGTGGCAAGCAATCCCAATGGTGGATAGCATCATGAGCTGGCGTTTAGCTAAATCTCTTGTTACTTTACGAGATCAAGTTAATACTGCATACCCTAACCGCTCTAAAGCCAGCGACGGTACGATAGGCGATCAGTCTCACGCTTCAACAAGCTCAGACCATAACCCTAACGCTCAAGGCGTAGTGTGTGCTTTCGATATAACTAACGACCCTGCTAATGGTTTTGATGCAGCAAAGTTTGTAGAGATACAACGATCTAACCCACATCCTAACCTTAAATATATGATTTTCAAAGGTAGAATATATTCGCGTAAATACGGCTGGGTGTCTCGTCCTAACACGGGGCATGACCATCACGTACACGTATCAGTAGGTATAGGTTCAGATGGTAAATCGTTGCCTGGTACTTATGACGATATAACACCTTGGATTATAAGTAATGAACAGCCAGTACAAGAAAGTGTAGGTTTAACAGTGAGAGTTTTTAAAGCGTTTGGTGGTGTTATCACTACTGACAAAAACGGTAATGGGTATACAGAAATATATCATAGCGAAGGGGCTAACCCTGTTTCTAAGCAAGTAGTTTTAAATGGTAACAATCCTGCTAAGGAAGGTTATCCGACTTTTGGTTCGCCAGCTTTTTATGTATCGTCTTATGATGGTAATAGAGTTGTTGTTACTTGTGTTGGTGCGAGGCCTAACTCGTCTTGTGATTTCAATTTGTCTTTAGGATGGGAGTAATCGTGTCAAAACTTAAAGGATACAAAAAAACTATCGCAGCGGTAACAGGTGCGATTATCTCTTGGGCACAACTTGTTGTGGGTTCTAGTCAGTTAGATATTACTGCTCCTGAATGGATAGTGTTAGCTATTGGACTTGCTACTGCTTTTGGTGTTTATCAGGTTTCTAATGAACCGAGTTAGTGATGAATGTTAGTTTAGAAAATATTGATCCTGCATGGTTTTTAGGGTTGTTTGCTGCTGTTAATGGTGCTGGTTTTTGGTGGGTTAAAAAAGATACTAGACAAGTTAATAGGGCTGTTAATCATGTTAATACTGGAACGCCTACATTGTCTGAGCGTGTTGATGCTTCTAGTCAAACTATAGAGTTTATTCAAGCTCAACAGGTGTTGCATAAAAGAGAAACTGCTGAGCGTTTTGATAGTATGGAAAAAAATCAAAAAGCAGCCCTGGATCTATGGCTAGGATCCGCTACGCTGTTTAATGATTTCAAGCCGCTATCGGATCGTGATTTGTGTATTGAGTTGTCGCACCTTGATATAGAGGTCACAAAATCTACTATTGAGCGATGGAGAAAGAAGTTTGATTTTTTAGGGCATTTGCAAAATAAGATCAGTGCCTCGATGGTGAACGATGCCAGCACCCGTGATCTCATCGCTAAGTCTGCCAGCGATGCGGTGGTGGAAAAGACGATTGTGGATATAGAGCGCAATGGTAAGTTATCGGGGATGGCGTACAGTATCCTCGAAGCCAAAGCGGAGATGATTATGCTCAAATACGAAACGACCAAGGTGGTGAGCGACAATGATGCTAAAATCGCCGTACAGATTGCGCAGCTAACCACC